AAAAAAACTACATCCGTGCTACTAAAAGTACCATATGAATCACAGAATGATAATGCGTCTGGTACGGGCTACCGCGAATGTTTTAGTAGCAGTTGTGCAATGATTGCTAAATACTATGGCAAGGTAAAAAATGATGATGAATACAATAAAATTCGTAGTAAATACGGCGATACTACAGATTCACAGGCACAATTACAAGCATTACGTAGTTTAGGATTACAAGCGCAATTCAAAACAAATTGTGCTCCAGGTTTATTAGAAGCTGAATTATGTGCTGGTAGACCTATTGCTGTGGGATGGTTACATCAAGGTCCATATAATACGCCAACTGGTGGTGGCCATTGGAGCGTTATCATTGGATTTACCGAAGACGGATACTGGATTTTCAATGATCCAAATGGTGAAGCTGATTTAGTTAATGGTGGTTATGTTAGTAATAAAGGTGGCGCTAACGTGAAATATAGTAAATTGAGATTTAATCGTCGTTGGGAAGCTGATGGCGCCGGCACTGGATGGGCTTTATTAATAAAACCATGACACATCAAATAATACGACATAGCAACGAATTAACAGAAATTCGAATACCATATACTTCAACTCAACAATGGTATCATTTTTTACTTGCATCTGATATTCATTTAGATAATCCTAAATGTGACCGTAAATTATTTAAAAAGCATCTTGATGAAATGAATGAGCGCCAAGGATTGGCGCTTTTTTTTGGTGATATTATGTGTTTAATGCAAGGTAAAAAAGACCGTCGCGGAAGCAAAGGTGATATACGCTTAGAACATTTAGGTAGTAATTATTTTGATCTTGTATTTAATGAAACTGCAGATTGGTTGCAACCATGGCAAGATCGTATTTGTGTAATGTCAGATGGTAATCATGAAACCGCAATCATTAACCATAATGAAATTGATCCGTTAGGCAATGTTGTTCGTATAATGCGTGATCGTGGTAGTAAAGTAGAACACATGCGTTATCAAGGTTTTATATGGATTACATTTCATATGAATAAACAAAAAATAAGACGTGTAACGTTAGCTTATCATCATGGCGCATGGGGTGGTGTTGTCACTAAAGGTGTTATGGGTGGCGGTCGTTATGCTGCTATATTTCCTGATGCTGATGTAATTGTTAATGGTCATAATCATGAACGTACTATCGTTTCACATCCGGCATATCGACTTAATCAAATTGGTGAAGTACGAGTTGAATCCAGATTACATTTGCAAACTGGTACATATAAAGAAGAATTTAAAGGTGGCAGTGGATTTGCTATAGAAAAAATTGTAATGCCTAAATCATTAGGTGGAATATGGCTTAAACTAAGACCACGAGCATCCTCTGGTGTTGAAATTACTTGTGAGTCTACAACATGAATCGATTTCTAATTCAAATTTCAGCCACTATGATAGTTGATACTAATTATAGCGCTGAAGATATTGCCGTAGGTATTGCAGCACGATTAGAGGAAATTGCGCAATCAAGTGAGCACCTCCTTGATTATGAGGTGTTGCCATATCTACTGCCTAAAACTAATGAATCATCACATCAACGAAACCGAACTAGTCAGTCGTAAGGTAACCAAACATAGATTTAGAAAAAGTATAATTGAAGAATGGAATAGTTGTTGTTATATCTGTGGTGAAAGATTTACTACAATAACACTTGATCATTTAGTACCAAAAAAATTTGGTGGCATTACATGTAAATCTAACCTTGCTCCATGTTGTTCTGTCCATAATGGGCAGAAGGGTCATTCTGAATTATGGTCTTGGTGGACACAACACGAGACGTGGAATTTGGGTCGTGCAATAAAATTGATAAGTTATCTACGTCGCGTTGATAATACTGCATTAATTGATGATAAAATATCATAGCTTGCCAATTTTGGCAATGTTCTTTAACTATTCCAGCATAGCTGACTTGCCATATAAAGCCATCTTGTGTTTTTACTTTGACAACTGTTGGATAATCCATCGTTATAATGTATTACCTACTAAAAGGTAATGATGCAGTGGATGATTGTCGATTTCAGCTTAGAGGAACAATTAATGATAGAACGCCAATCTCGTATTGCAATCAACCATCCCAACAAGGACGACATATCAAAACTTTGTAGTAACTTAATAAAGCAAAATGCTCATCAAGCAAAATTATTAACACAAGCTGTCGGACATATTGCAAATCTAGAAGCTCAATTATTTTTAATACAATCAAGGCGCCCGTGGTGGAAATTCATACGCCAACATCTTTAATTTTAATTTATTGTGTGCAATATTTATACGTTGTCTAATGCGTTCCCGGCAGACACCATGATTAATAGCAATTTGTGATAAAACTAATGGTTCTGGTTCACCATTCAAACCATAGCGCTTATTTATGATATCTTTTTCAGTATTATTTAAGTAAAAAAAAGCTAACTCTAACTGTTCTTTATCGTGATCCATTTCCGTATCTTGCTCTATCGGACTGGCAATTAAATCAATCAATAAATTATTATCATCTACAACAGCTTGATCTAAGCTAGTAAGTTTTGCTTTACAATCAATTAATGTTAATAGTTGCGATAATGTAATACCTGCTAATTCTGCTAATTCAACTTTAGTTGGTTTATGTCCATGTTCTTGCATAAATGTAGATTCAATACGTAATATTTTATTAGCACAATCTATTGCGTGTTGTGGAATACGTATTAAACGTTCTTTAGTAGCAATTCCACGTTGTATAGATTGTCTAATCCACCAATAAGCATAAGTGCTGAATTTATAGCCACGTGATGCATCAAATAATTCAGCCGCTCGTTGTAAACCAATGGATCCTTCTTGTATTATATCAAGTAAATCTAAACTTTCAATTTGAGTTGTAAATCGTTTTGCAATATGTACTACTAAACGTAGATTGCAATTAATAATTGTATTTCGCGCTTTGATGCCAATTTTTATTTCACGTTGTTCTTGTTTTGTACGTTCACCTTTTAAATCACGCAATTCCATATATCGAGCCACCTTACGTGATAGCTCAATTTCTTGCACAATAGTTAATAGTGGATAACGACTAATAGCTTCTAAATAATCTCTAGTAGCGTCAGCCATTAGAACGCATCCTCATCTTTATTATTACGTGGTAAAAATTCGAATCGATTAGCTACCAATACGTGTTTGCTACGCTTTTCATTAGTTTTTTTGTCTATCCATTCTTGTCGCCTGATGTTACCTATAACAAAAATATAATCGCCTTTTTTACATCGATCAACAATGATTTCAGCAGATTTGCCCCACATTTCAATATCAATTGCATTATTGATATAATTACCATCTTTATCTTTACCTTCGTATATGCCACCGGCAAAATTACAAACAACAGTGCCGCTGTCAAAACTATGTAATGAAGGATCAGTAATAATCCGTACATTACCAGATACAGGGAGAGTCATGAGAAATCAAGGTAGTGGAGTAATGTTATGAGTAGCTTCAAAAGCTAAAACTGAAGCTAATGGATACATAACACGCGGAGTGCCCAATGGTTGACATCGCCGTGGTAATGTTATGTATTCTGGACCAAAACCAGTTGAACGGTAAAATTTAATCGTTGAGGGCCGAAGCCCCCAACGTGATGCTAGTTGGTCAGTTGTTAAATGGTCAATCATGATTGATTTCCACTTCGCGCAATAATGACAATTCAAGTAATTCGTTATATTGTTCGGCACTTAAATCTGGTTGACGTGCTTCTAAACGTGTCGTTGCAGTTTGTAATTCATCTATGGTCTTAGCTTTTGCTATTGCAGCCTTACCAGCAGCAAAAATTTTTGCATTACCATCAGATATTAATGCTGGTGTAGCAGTAGATGATGATACCGTTATTTCTGCCTGTTCCATTTCATCTATGGTGTAAACACCAGACATATCAGCCGGAAATGCTTTACGTAATGCTAATGCTTCTGAGCATTTTGCAATCATCGCCGCACCCATCTTACTCCATAAACCTTGCCCAGTGTTATAGTCTGCAAACCGTGCTACGCCAACAAATGGATGTTGACTACCTTTACGGTAAATAATGGTCTTAGCTGCTGCAGGTGGTTTGCCACCAATCCATACATCAGACCATTGCCCATCATCTCCGCACCAATATGTCTCAGATCCATCTAGTTCGCCAGTACGTTCAGCAATACTACGTAAGCCATCAATACCAGCTTGGATCGTCATCTTGCCGCCACGCTTGATTGCATAGATCTGTTTACTAAACGGATCTAACCCAGTGCGCTGGCAAGCATAAGCAAATAATTTCAATTCATCTGCACTACAACCTGGTGCAATAACGCTACTAATCAGTTGCGTTTGTTCTGTTGTCCAAGTAGCAATGGCGCCCATTAGAAATCCTCTGAAGTGATGGTTGAATAAGCATTATTTAATGCCCAGCCTGGCAAGCTAAGCATTTCAATGGTGCTGGTATAACCAGGCCATTCATTAATCGCTTGACAATCTTGAATACGTTGTAAATGGGTGTGACGTAAAATACCACCATGAACTAATGCCTCAGCATCTAATTCATATATGCCAACGGCATATGGTGCAGTCTTTTCTACGGCAATAAAAATAAACCGTTTTGCCAATGTACCAGCTAAGTAATGGTTGGCCTGTAGGTGATAATTCCATTGTGCAATCGCACGTGCAAAACCAGCCGGTGATGCATCAATACAAGTTTTAAGATCAACAATAATATCATCATTAATCCAATCTGTACGACATTTACAACGCAATCCAGTTGCAATATCATCCCACCAATAACTCTGCTCAGCTTTACCATTAGCCAGCAGTGATGCGGCATATGGATGCTCGCGAACACTAGCAGCCATCGATAAAGCTAATGCCATGTCGTTTTCTGATATTGCCTCGATGCCATCAGTAGCCATACGGTCTGCTATATCTTTGCCCGCTTTAGTGCGGCGATCTGGTGCAACAGCATAACGTTGTAGCAATTCATGTGGCTCTAATACTGCACAATGAACTAAGGTGCCAAATCGCATTGCAGCCGTTGGTATTATTGGATCACGATTTGGATTAATAAATCGGCTCCAATAATGATAAGGCGATTGCATTACGGCTTTAAGATGACTAGCTGATATCGCCGGATCAGCATGATAGTCGGCATTGCTAATGTTCATTGTTTTAATTGATGGATAGGGCATGGTTGATTCTGCTGGTCGCGGCCAGCAACAAGACCTAAGGCATAGCTCATTAGCAGTAACGTGATTACTGCTGCAATGTTTAATGCAGGATTTGGTTTCATAGTTAGTAGGTTGGATAGATGCCGGGAGCCCCGGCTTTCATATATTACCACCCTGCCCCGCCGTAGTCAACCCTAATGCATCCCTGGGTGGTCGCGCTACTCCTACAAATCCACCAGCAACTACGCCATGCACCACCGGCGGGCAGTGCTTTGACTGATGTTTATGCGTTCAGCAATAAAGCGGTAGGTTCTGCCATTACGACGCCAACGGCGGGCGCGTTGCTGCTTGCTCTCGGTAGCCCAGAGCAGGATCAACACCGGCAGCAACAGCAGTGCAAGGATTAATGCGAGTGTTGTGGTCATGGTGCTCGGTTTGGGGTGCCGGTTGCTCCGGCTTGCGTGCATCCTATACCCTTTGCTCAACCCTGGTCAACCTAAAACAAGCACAATCCGTTGCGCATCCTCGACGCTCCTTGCTACTCCCGCAAATCCACCAGCAGCTTGCACCACATCAATCCATTGCTGTTGTTCCGGCTTAAGTCTTCCTTTGGCAGTCTTTATTTCAATACTTGTAAATATTGCCACGTGCTGGCCTACCATATCAGCTGTTATCCTCACCGTACGCCAACCAATCAAATCACTACTACCTTTACATAAGCCAAATGTTACAGGCCGACCATTATGGTCACGTAATGTTCCGGTATTATTGCGAAATAATCTAGTGTCGCCTTTACTACAAGCCAGCCGAATTTGCTGTTGGATGCTTTGCTCGCTCAAGCCATACCATATCTTTTAGCCAATCTAGCTTGATATACCCGCTCCGCCCAACCTCGCTTGTAACCGCGTTGCTGCGCTAGTTGGCGGAGGGATTTTAGGTCGGTGGCTTGGCTTTGCTCGCGCCGTCTGGTGCGTGCTATTAGTTCCTTAAGCTCACCATCAATTACCTTTACTTCGCGTTCCATTACTGCGAATAAATGGCCGCAATTTTTACATGCCTGTAACACACTTGCGCTGGTAGCAAAACATACCGGGCATATCTTTACGCTAGGTGCTGCATCACGTTCACGTTTATTTGCGCCATCTAACGACCATCCATAATCATCAAGATAATGGCCAAGTCGTAACGTATTACCAACATGATCCAGCACTACTGCAGTCTTGCCATCTTGTGGTCTTAAACACCTACCAATCATCTGCAGGTGCAATCCAACACTTTCTGTTGGTCGCAATAATATACATCCACCAACACTTGGCACATCAATACCTTCGCCGATCAATGCACAACTCGTTAAAACCTTAATTTTGCCAGTGCCAAGATCATCTAATAATTGCCGTCGTTCCGCAGTAGCCATCGTCCCGTCGATGCTGGCGGCAGCAATACCATTACGCTGGAACAAAGCAGCCACCGCCTCCGCATGTGCAACCGAGCAACAAAATGCAATCGCAGTTTTACTACTTAAATGTTGCTGGTAATGCGCCAAACAATCACCCATCTGTACGCGTTCTAATGCTTGCGTCATATCGAAATCACCCATCCGTTTACGTAATCCGCCACTATCAAACCCAGGCGGTGCAAACACCTTCGCTGGTGCTAAATAGCCATTATTAGTTAGCCATTCCGCGCCGGGACCTTGCACCATTGTTTGATAATATTCTTTTAGGCCACGACCATCGCTTCGAACTGGTGTTGCCGTAACACCAAGTAATTTTGCAGCAGCAAAATGATGCATTACTTTTGCCCATGTTCCAGCATTACTATGGTGCGCTTCGTCTACTATTAACAGTTGAAAGAAATCTGGTGGTAATAAATGTAACCTACGAGCAATCGTATTAACGGAGGCAATCTGTACTGAATGGCTTAAATCCATTTTTTTACCCGCTGCAACAATCCCATGATTTACATCCATATTGTTCAGCGCACTACTAGCTTGATCAAGTAATTCTTGCCGATGAACCAAGATACAAACACGATTGCCTTTTTTTGCGGCAGCTTGTGCGATATAGCTAAAACACACTGTCTTACCGCCGCCGGTCGGCAGTACTGCTAGTACTGCGCGATGCCCTAGCTGGTACTGCAATCGGATGTCGGTGATCAGTTGTTGCTGGTAAGGACGAAGTTGCATGGCTCAAAACTCATTTAAATCAATTAAAGTTGACTGGTCTGGTTGACGTGTGGCTTCTACCGCGATCTCCATGTTCTTGATCGCTTGCTTGTAGTAACTCTCCTTAAGCTCAATGCCGATGCCGCGCCGGCCAAGCTGCACGGCGCCATAAACCTCGCTGCCAACACCCATGAACGGAGTAAGCACTGTCTCGCCCGGATTAGATCTTAAACAAATTGCCCGATCGATCACATCCAGCTGCAACGGATGTACATGCTTTTCGTCATCAGGATCTTTGCAATCCCGAAACGGCAGCACTCGGCCCATGTTGATGTCATCCCAGATCGACGAGGCGTACCGCCGCCAAATCCAATGGCTAAACTTGTTCTCGGTTTGCTTGCCTTTCCAGTTGCGGTACTTATGTAGATCCTGCGGAATCGGGCACTCGCCGGCATAATGATCTAGACCGGTTGGGTTGGCAATAGGAATCGGATTTGTGCCATTGTGACGAAAGATCAACAGGTAATCGGCTGATGCAACACCAGCAAAGGCGGCATCGTCCACAATAGTTTTGTGGGCCAGGTTCTTGACCATCGTACGATTGCGCACCCAAAGCGGCTCCTTCCAAATGGTGTGACGAGCGACAAACTGCCAGCCGTGTTTTTGATGTAGCTCGATGATCTTGCCGGGTAAGTCCAACAGCGCATCCTGGCCGCTATTTCCCGTGGGAATGTCAGTGCAATGTACAGCCGTCAGCCGGCCCGGTAGCGTCAATCTGTGCAGATCTTGGACCACAAAGCCGTAGTGATCCATGAACTGGTCATAGTCCTTGCAGTTACTGATGTCGCGCTCGTTTGAACTATAGACATATAAACCGGCAAACGGCGGTGAGTAAATTGAGAAGTGGATCGATTGATTTGGCAAACCTTGCATCACTTCAATGCAGTCGCCGTTGTATATCGCATAGCGATCGGTGATCACAGCCATGATGGAAGCTCCACGGGTGAGTTGTTATACTGTTTGCGCTCAATATTGAGCGAGTGATTCATTTCAGCGACAAGATGACCGAACATCTGTTCAGCCTGTTGCCGCTTGCGGTGCAGGTTGTCCATAATCCGCCGCTCGCCTTCAGTCAAGATAATGTCCACCATGACGGACCGCTTTTGACCAAAACGCCAACAACGACGCACTGACTGGTAATACTGCTCGAAGCTGTGCGATGGAAAGTAGGTAACGTGGTTGCAGATCTGGAAGTTCAGTCCCCATGCACCGATCTTTGGTTTGGTGATTAGCACACGGCTGCGACCTTCTGCAAAGTCGATAAGCCGGCTCTCCTTGAGATCATCCTTATCTTTGCCTGATACCTGCACAGAATCTGGGATCAGCTTTTGCAGCAAATCGCCTTCCTCATTTAGGTGGCACCAGACTAGGGCGGGCTGGCCGGTGTTGGCGACCATGTTGGCTACCCTGTCGCAGCGCTCAGCGACAGTGCGCTTTTTTTCTGCCCGTTGTTCGCGTAGGTCTGTTGCCGGTATGGCAAACAGCATCCCATCAGCAACGGTCTGCGTGTCGATCAGGTGGTCAAACTCGATCAGCTCTGGTAGAATAAACCGCCCATCATCAAAGCCAAGGTCAGACGGCTTGCGGCAAGCCCTAGCCCAGCTAGTCACCCAACGCCAGAACGGGATCTCTGCATGGCCCTTGAAGCGCCATTTTGGCCCCTCGCCATACATGCGGCGACTTGTGAGGTTGTTGTTGTCATTTTTAAAGAACCTAGCAAGCATGTCCATGTGGCCCATGTAGCCAAGTGCTTCGCTGCTGGTACCTAACTCGATGAAGTCGTTAGGCGCTGCGGTGGCGGTGGCCAAGAGTCGATACGGCACTTTGCGCATGAAGTCGGTGATTTCATTGCGCCGCGAACCATCAAACGACTTCAGAATGCTCGACTCATCGCAGACCACACCAGCAAAATCAGCAGGCTTGAACATATGCAGCCGCTCATAGTTAGTAACTACAAGGCGGTTTGGCAGACTGCCATCACTGCTGCGTTGGCACTCAATCCCAAACTTCTCACCCTCGCGGATGGTCTGCGCTGATACCGCCAAAGGCGTCAAGATCAGCACCGGCTTGTTGGTGTGACGGGCAACATTCTCGGCCCATGTGAGTTGCATAGCTGACTTGCCAAGGCCGCAGTCGGCAAAGATCGCAGCGCGGCCCTTGCGGATCGCCCATATCACCAGCGACTGCTGGAAATCAAACAACTGGTCGGGCAGCCACAACGGCTCAAAGCCGTGTTCGGCGCCTGTATTGATCTTATGATGCAAAAACTCTTGGTAGGTCATGTTTTAGGGGAAATTTCAATTGTTTACGCCACTTATATTCGACTTCGCCACCAATTGCTTCATAAGCTTCCATAGTGCGGATAAATTCATCGCGTATCTTGGTAAACTTGGCGGCAAACTTTTCAGTTGCTAGCCATGCATCTGACTCATTTATCAACCGGATTTGTCCGGTTTCTTTATTTAGGGTCAGACGTAGCCCGGCCAGGCTGTACAAAATGCCGTTGATCTTGCTGATGCTGGCTATCACTGATCGCTCACTTAGTTCACCTTCGGATTCAACAATCACTTCAGCCACCGTGCATTCGCGGCACAGGTGTTCGATCAGCTGCAACGTATAGCCGGCGGTGTTGTAAGCCTTGCCGCTGATCAAATGATCACGGTTGTTTTGCAGGATCATCTCCTGCAATCCAGCCGTTGTTTGCAGGCGTTCCTGCAGGTCATCAGGACTAAGGCAAAGCGGATCCAAGGGAGACTTGGAATCGCCATGGAACAATCGACGCTTGGTCATCATAAACACGGATGAGGTGGATGGCGCGTTGAGCGCTGCGGGCATCTTAAGCGCGTCCGGTGCGTTCTGTCAACCCCCATTTCCTTGACAATGTAGCACTGGCGGTTACATTAGGGCATTGTTGCTACCTTATGCACCTCTCCCAACCAACTCATATCCGACTTAACACTGACCTCCTTCATCGTATTGACATCTGGCGCGGTGATCAAATGAATCGTGCTACTGCGATCAGACTTCTGATTGATATTGCTCTTCGCTCTAACTCATCGGAGCACAAATGAACCTCACGGCAGAACTCGCCCGACTCCCAGATAATTGGGCCTTTGTTGCTGTTGATGCCCAAAAAAGACCCTACCAACAGGGCTGGCAAAAAAATCCTCTTAATAAACAATCTCTACTCTCTGAAATAAATATCGGTCGCGCTAAAGCAATTGGTGTTTGTTGTGGTACCCCATCAGGTGGCCTTCTTTTTCTTGATCATGATGGTCAATCAGTATCACAATTGCTTAAATCTTGGGATTGTTCTCTTCCGCCTAGTTGGACTGTTACCTCAGGTCGTCATGGCCATTTTCAAATAATTTACCAAATCCCTAATACATTTTGGCATCAAATTCATACTCGTAAATATAAAACTGGCGTTGATAATGAACAAATCGAATTACGTTGGGATGGTTGTCAATCTATTGTCGCAGGTGCACACCCTAATACTGATGGTTATTTTTGGCTAAAAAATCATGCGCCCGAAGATCTTAATATCGCTACCGCTCCATATTGTCTTATCGAAAAAATGTTTAAGACTATATCAACAGCACCTTTGGTTCAATATAAATCAACCGATGACACTTTACGCGCTCGTTCTTATCTAACCGCCTTAAATCCTATTCGTGCTGATGATTATGATGATTGGCTTGCTATCGGTATGGCTTTACATAGTATCGGTGATGATTCCTTACTTGATGATTGGGAGCATTGGTCAACACAATCTACAAAACATAAACCTAGCGATTGTCAGCGTAAATGGCATACATTTAAAAAATCTGGTGTCACCATCGGCACTCTTGGTGATATGGCAAAAAAAGATGGCTGGCTACCGCAATCATCTAAATTTATTTCAAATCCACAACTGCCAAAAATTATTACAAAACCTGAAAAATTAGAAGCAGTTGAATTGTTATCCTATTGCCGCTCCGCTTTTCAAAACATACGCTTTAATATATTTACTCAAAAAATTGAAATAAACCAACAACCATTAGACGGTATTGAACGCTTTTATCTTAAATTAGCCGAACTTGGCTTCAAGGTGAATAAAGAACTTGCTATTGATTGCATCGTTCAAGTTGCTAATGAAAATTTATATGATCCCGTTCGTATTTATCTTGAACATGTGGCTGATACTATTCAACCTGCTTATATTGATCGCCTTGCTACTACTTATATTAGACCATCAGATGTCTCCTCTTCTCAACCTACAATTTATGACCAAATGCTTAAATGTACTCTTATTGCTGCCGTAGCTCGCTGTTTTGATCCCGGTTGTAAATTTGACAATGCTTGCGTTATCATGGGTGATCAAGGCGCCCATAAATCTAGCTTCTGGGGGTGTCTTGGTGGTGAATTTTATAGTGACGCATTAGGTGATATTTCTTCTAAAGATGATCTTATGGTATTACATCGGTCATGGTTGATGGAATGGGCTGAACTTGATCGTATTACTAATCGCCGTCATGCTGGCCAAATTAAAAATTTTCTCTCCCAACCTATTGATTATTTTCGTGTACCATATGGTAAAACCGTTGAACAATTCCCTAGACGCGGCATAATTGTTGGTACTACTAATAAAACTACTGGTTTCCTGGTTGATGAAACTGGTAATCGTCGCTTCTGGGTTATTCCTACTACCAAAACTCAACAAGATCAAATTGATACTACTTCTCTTAAAATAGAACGTGATTCAATATGGTCCGCTGCTGTTCACTCATATCGTAATAATTGTCCAATACACCTTTCACTGCAAGCCGAATCTGAAGTGTCTGATGAAAATACTAGCTATATCGTTGATTCACCATGGCGTACCATAATTCAAGATTATTTGAACAAAAGACGTAAAGTTGAATTTTTAACTACTGAAGAATTATTATCTGAAGCTGTTATGAAACCAATTGAACGCCAAACACGCGCAGACCAAATGCAGGTTGCATCAATTCTCAAAGATCTGGGCTGGATCACAAAACGCGAATCCTCTGGCCGCCGTCGACGCTATTACGTCCAACCTTAAGCAGGTTGGTCGTCCAAAACCCTGTCTACCACTGGTTTTTGTCTCGTCCAACCTTGTGGTCCAACCTACTTCACTAACTCTCCTGTAATCCCTGCCCCCATACCTCCCTTTTTTCCTTTTTTATATATACTTAGGTTGGACGAGGTTGGACGTATAGGAAACCCCAGTCCCCCACTGGTGTCCAACCCTGTCCAACCTCGTCCAACCTCACCAACAAGGTTGGACCACTTCACCCCATAACCAATGCCTGAAATTAAACTTAATGTGTCTGACGCTGATCTATCGCGCCTCAATGCACAAGCCGCTGCTGCTGGTATCCCACGTGCTCACCTCGTCCGCAATCGCGCTATTGCACGATTGACCACAGCGGAGTACCATAAGATCGTTGCTGCAACATGCCATAAATGGCGCGGCGACATTCCACGTACTACCATCGAGGCAATTGTTGCTCATGTCTTATGCCAACATCTCAGCCAAACAGATGCCAGTCGTTGAACGCCTTAATGACCTTCTATATGAAGCATTAGCTGTTGCTGCTGCAATTCGTGATAACGCCCAAGATGACAGTGATTATTTACCACTTGATGTAGTTCTTAGATTTAATAACGACTACGACACCATCATCTCAATTCTTCATGAAAGCTCTGACATCACAATCTGATCTAGCTGGTTTGCTTAAATCAGTTAGTCGTGCAATTTCTTCTAAACCATCACATCCAATCCTTGCTGGTATTTATTTCATTGCTTCTGATGATAAACTAACTGCCACTGCTTATGATCTCGAACTAGGTATCATTAGTAGTATTCCTGCTTCTGTTCAATCTAATGGGTCTACCGTAGTACCATATCGAACATTAGCTGATATTATTAGCCGTATGGATCCATTTGCCGCAATACAACTTACTGTTGAAGGTAATCAATTCAAACTTACTTCTACAAACGGATCTTATAGCCTAGCTTGTGATGACCCTACAGATTATCCTGAACTACCAATTGTTGATGCTATCGGTGAATCAGTTGACCTGACACCATTATCTGCTGTTCTACCCTCAGCATCAACTGATCCCTCTAAACAAATCCTTTGTGGAGTGCATTTTATTTGTACTGATGATCATTTACAACTAGAGGCAACCGATGGTCATAGACTTAGCGTGATTTCTACTCCGTTTACCATACCACTTGATGTAGTGATACCTATTAAATGTCTTACATTAGCAAAACAACCATCTCTTACAATCGCAGTTGATAAAGCCCATGTTGCTTTTAATATTAATGACACTACAATAATTAGTCGCATATTAGAAGGTGAATTCCCAGCAGTACAAAGCCTTATACCACCAACCTTCTCTCATACCGCCACAATTAATCGCTCCCAACTATTGTCCGCTATTGAACGTATCGCAGTAATTGGCCATGATGTGGTTAAACTTAATGCGTCTGCTAGTCAACTTAATATTACAGCTGAATTTGATGCCAATAGCGGTATTGAATCAATCCCCATTGCTGGTACACTACCCCCACTTGGGTTAAATCCTAATTACCTTGCTGATGGCTTACGTGCTTTTTCTTCTGATACCATTACTATCAGTGCCAATACCTCAACTTCACCCATAACTTTGACAAATCCTGATGTGACCAGTCAAACTTACCTTATCATGCCTATCCAAATTAGAACCTAATGGCAAATTTAATGCGCAAACACTATAAGCTCAATTATGAACTTATAGATAAAGTGCGTATTTTAGCGGCATATGGTGGCCCATTAGAACACATTGCACCCGCTGTCGGGGTTTCTTATCGTTCATTATGTGAATGGATTTCTAATGCAAAAACGGATAAATCTACCCAATTAGAATTGTTGCTTTTGCAAGCTATTAATGAGGGCAGAGCAAAAGGTGGTATGCGATTAGCCAATATCATTGCAAAGGCAGCAGAAGAAGGCAATACCAGAGATGCTCAATGGATGCTTACACATTCACCTGCATTTCGTAAGCATTATAGTGATAATGCAGCAACCATAAAAGCAAGACAGGAGGGTATAGAACTTGCAGTGCAAGCATTAGCAGAATCTAATTTATCACCAGAATTAGAGCGCGAACTATTATTACGTATACAATCAAAGACCGGTGAGCAGTTAATTGATGTCGAAGATTCTTAGGCGATTGGCTGATATTGAATTAAAATCATCACCAGAGAAAGTTTTTAATTTATCAGCAACATTATTACGAATTAAGTTAAATTTACATCCAGGACAACTTGCATTTGTAGATGATACTGCAACACAAATCCTCGGTATTAGTGCTGGATATGGTGCAGGCAAAACACGCGCCTTATGCGCTAAAGCGGTATTGCTGGCTGCTGCTAATCAAGGATTCATTGGTTGTGTAATGGAACCTACCGGACCATTAATACGTGATATTTGGCAAAATGATTTTGATCAGTTTTTAGATCATTATGAAATCCCATATACCTTTCGCGCGTCACCATTACCGGAATATATGTTGCATTTGCCGGGTGGTGATACTAAAATTTTATGCCGTAGTTTTGAAAATTGGTCTCGTATTATTGGTCTTAATCTTGCATGGGTATTGGCTGATGAGATCGATACCGTAGCTCCAAGCATTGCGAATAAAGCATTTCCCAAAATTCTTGGTCGTTTACGCGCCGGTAATATAAGGCAATTTGCAGTTGCATCAACACCAGAAGGATTTAGGTGGATGTGGAATACATTTGGCAGTGATGAAGCAAAACAACGTAGTGATCGGCATCTAATTAAGATGCGTACTGCTGATAACCCACACTTGCCGCCGGACTTTATCGAGCGGCTAGAAGCCAACTACGATCCAAGCCTATTGCGTGCATATCTCGATGGTGAGTTTGTAAACCTAACTACCGGCACTGTATATGATCGCTTCGATCGCAATAAACATGTAATTACTGAATTATCAAATATTGACAACGAATCGTTAAGAATAGGCATTGATTTTAATATTGGCAATATGTCGGCGATTATTAGTCTACGCATTGGTGGCAGCCTGGTAGTAATTGATGAAATCAGCGGCGTTCATGATACTGATGCATTGGCGCAACAGATCTTAGCTCGTTACCCGCAGCGGCGTATTTATGTTTACCCAGATGCCAGTGGTGGTAACCGTAGCACCAATGCAACACGCACCGATATCCAAATCTTGGAATCTTATGGAATGTTAAATCAATCGCCACGAGCAAATCCACCTGTACGTGATCGTATTGCAGCAGTACAAGCACTATTAGAAAATGGTAAAGGTCAAATTAGGCTTAATGTTCACCAACGATGTAAACGGCTAATCGAATGTTTAGAGCTACAATGCTATACCGATAAAGGCGAACCGGATAAGGAATCAGGTTTTGATCATATGAATGATGCATTAGGATATTTGGTATGGCGTGAATTTAACCCACTTTATGCGGCTGCGGGCCGTGGAACTGGCATTAGGTTGTATTAAAGATGCTAGACTAAAGTAGAACGATGCAAGGCTCATGGAACAACTGAATGCTGCAATCGACGAAATGATTGAAAGTGGCTCAACTATTGCCGAGGTGATTGGGTTTCTTGAAATAAAAAAATACAACCTGTTGCAGCAAGTTTTTATTGCTGACGATGATGAATGCGAAGAAGATGATGAAAACTGATGGTACACCATCACTAAGCAACGGATCTAATCATGTACACCGGTTACAACTTCTACGGGCGCACAACAGCAACACGTAAGGTTTCCAATGTTAATGATCCTAATACTGCGTGGTATGCCCAAGAGGCGCATTGGATCTTAATTGAAGACTTATTACAAGGCACTTATGGGATGAGACGCCGCCATCGGCGATATTTACCACAAGAACCACGTGAATTAGATGAATCTTACGATAACCGTTTAGCACGTAGTGTTGTACCACCGTATTACCAACGGCTTGAGCGGATGTTGGCCGGGATGTTAACACGTAAACCTGTACGATTAGATGACACGAGCGACATTATCCGTGAACAATTGTTTGATGTTGATTTAGAAGGTAATGACCTTAACGTATGGACGTATGAAACTACACGTAAATTAGTACGTTATGGCCATATTGGTGTATTAGTTGATGCACCACCAACTGGTGGTCGTCCATATTGGTGTACATATACACCGAGACAAATTTTAGGATGGCGTACGGAAATAAAAGACGGCCAGAAACAACTTAGCATGTTGCGGTTACTTGAATCTGTATTAATACCTGATGGTAAATATGGCGAAAAAGCAGTAGAACAAATTAGAGTATTAACACCAGGTGCATATCAATTACATCAAAAACAAGATAAAGGTACGTTTCAAATTATTGATGAAGGCACTACTAGTATTCCTGAAATACCATTTAGTATTGCATATTGTAATCGTGTTGGGTATTTAGAATCAAGACCACCGCTAGAAGATATTGCTGAATTAAATCTTAAAACTTATCAAATCCAATCAGATCTTGATAACCAATTACATATCTCAGCAGTACCGATGTTAGCATTTTTTGGTTTTCCATCTGCTGCTGAGGAAGTATCAGCAGGGCCAGGAGAAGCAATTGCATTTCCTGCTGATGGCCGTGCTGAATATATCGAACCAGGTGGTAGTAGTTTTGATTATCAGTTCAAGCGTCTTGAACAATTAGCAGCGCAGATTAATGAGCTTGGATTGTCGGCGGTATTAGGACAGAAGCTGGGTGCTGAAACAGCAGAAGCTAAGCGAATTGACCGTAGTCAGGGCGATAGCACTATGATGGTGATTGCACAAAATATGCAAGACATGATAGATAATTGTTTACAATATCATGCACAATTTTTAGGCAATACTGAAGCGGCTGGCAGTTGTTTAGTAAATCGTGATTTTATTGGCGCAAGACTAGAACCACAAGAAATCCAGGCATTATTACAACTCTATACTGCTGGTACTATTACACAAGAAACATTATTGCAACAGCTTGCTGATGGTGAAGTATTGGGTGATAATTTTGATATTGAAGAAGAACTAAATGCAACTGCAAATGGAGGGTTGAATGACACCAGCGGAATTATATCGTAATGCGATTGATTTAAATCGATATAGCAATAGTGTTGCCAAACAAATAATAATAACCTATAATGATATTATTATTGATGCCGTTAATCAGTTGCGAACAACTGATGAGTTGGCAGCACCAACTAAAGCGGCACGATTACGTGCAATACTTGCACAACTAAAAGATAGCCTTAACACATGGGTTGGCGGTAGTATTACATTATTATCTGCTGAATTGCAAGGATTAGCAGAATTACAATCAGATTTTGTTACGGAACAATTGCGTAAAGTATTACCAGCCGGGATTCGTACTGCAGTTAATACCGTAGAAATTAGTCCACAATTTGCGCAATCAGTAGTAACAACTGATCCAACGCAGCTAAATGTGGTGGCGCTTAGCGATGATTTATTTGAGTCGGTCTATGGTACAGAAGCATTGGCGCGACAGGTTGGCACTGGTACGTTTAACTTAACCGCAACTCAAGGTACAATGATTACGTTACCAAATGGAAAAGCAGTTGAAAAAACATTTCGTGGTATTGCAGAAGATCAAGCGGAGCGGTTCAGCCAGGTAGTACGTAATGGATTATTAACAGGTGAAACCACTCCATCTATAGCCAAACGGTTAATTGGTAAACTACAGTTTGGTGATTATGGCCCGTTATCAGTACGGCAATTAGCGGCTGCAGGCGGTGAACTAACAGCAGTGGCTAATAATCAAGTAATTACATTGGTTCGCACTAGCATCAACGAAGTTGCTAATGCAGCGAGCCAACAAGTGTACAAGGCTAATCAAGATATTACTAAAAAATATCGTTATATTGCAACGCTTGATACTCGTACCAGTAGCATTTGCCGTGCATTAGATGGCCAAGAATTTGAATATGGCAAAGGTCCAACACCACCGCAGCATTTTAATTGCCGCAGCACTACTGTTGCAGTTATAGATTATGAAGAGTTAGGCTTTATACCACCGGCCAAGAGTACACGTGCTAGTGCATTGGGTCAAGTACCAGAAGACATGACATATGGTGAGTGGCTGTTTAAGCAAGATGCAACGACTAAGGCTAAAGCATTAGGAGTAGAAAAGGTGCCATATTTTGAGATGCTATCAAAAAAATATGGACCAAGGGTTGCTATTGCAAAACTTGTCCGAGACGATGGATCTGAGCTATCATTAAGTGACCTACGCAAACGTTACGGTGCCCAAACCTAAAAAGCCTGGCCTTTACGCTAATATCCACGCCAAGCAAGAACGTATTGAAGCTGGTAGTAAAGAGCGCATGTCACGTAAAGGTGACCCAGGCCGCCCTACTGCTGCTGATTTCAGGGCTGCCGCTAAAACTGCTAAAAAGCCAAAGCGCAAATGAGCATCACCTATCGTGGTGAGCAATTTGAAGGCTATAACAAACCAAAGCGCACACCAAACCACCCTACTAAATCACATGTAGTATTAGCAAAAGAAGGAGAAACTATAAAATTAATACGATTTGGCCAGCAAGGCGTAAGTGGATCACCTGCACGGGAAGGCGAATCAAAAGCCAACAAAGCACGTAGGGCATCATTTAAAGCACGTCATGCTGCTAATATTGCCAAAGGTAAAATGTCAGCAGCATATTGGGCAGATAAAGAAAAATGGTAGTAGTATATAAATGCCAAAACATTTGATTAGATCAATGTCCGAAGAAAACCCTACACCAGTGGACGAAACGCAAAAAAGCATTGAAGCACTGGAGCGTAAAAATCAAGAGCTAATTGCTGAATTAAATGCGGCAAAAAAAGCACCAAAATTACCAGAAGGTGTAAATGTTGAAGAATTGCTCGAATTCAAACGTCAAGCCGAACAAACCGAACTTGAAAATGCTGGTAAATATGCCGAAGCAAGGCAGGCTTTGGAGCAACAGTTCCGTGAGACGCAGGCGGAAAAAGACAAGCGCCTTAGTGAACTCGAAAATCGAATTAAAGAATTAGAACTGGTCACACCAGCAATTCAAGCATTAGCTGATATTGTTCATGATCCAGATATTATTCTGAAAACAAAATTAAATTCTGATCAAATTGAACGAGACCCTGATGGTGCGGTTGTCGTAGTAAATGGTTATGAGCGTATACCGATTGGTGATTGGGCAAAGACGTTACCAGCTTGGATGCAAAAGCAACCCAAACCCCAGGGCGGTGGTGCACCAACAAATGGCACACAAAGCGGATTGCCGCCAGGCATCAAAAATCCATTTTCGAAGGAATCATTTAATTTGACGGAACAGGCGCGGCTGTTTAAGACAGACCGTGAGTTGTATGACCGTTTGAAATCTATGCGCTAGAATATCAATAACCGGCTACGCTGGCATCAGGGCTGCGCCCTAACTGCAAACCATTTTTTTGAGGATTCATGGCAACTGTACGCTCTGACATCATCATCCCAGAAATTTTTACTCCATATGTTATTGAACAATCCACACAACGTGATGCCTTCTTGGCTTCCGGTGTTGTTCAACCAATGGCGGAGTTAAATGCTGCCGAGGGTGGTGATTTTATCAATGTACCATTCTGGAAGGCCAACCTGTCCGGCGATTTTGAGGTGCTAACCGATAGTTCCTCACTGACCCCCGGCAAAATCACTGCTGACAAGCAAGTTGGCGTGATCCTGCATCGTGGCCGTGCATTTGAATCTCGTGACCTAGCAGCTCTTGCTGCTGGCGCTGATCCCATGGCGGCTATTGGTGCCAAGATTGCTGATTACATTGCTAATCAACGCCAAAAGGATCTATTGTCTTGCTTGGCTGGTGTGTTTGGCGCCATCGGCAGTACTACTAGTGCTGCTGCTTTCTTTGGCTTGACCATTGACGGCGAATCGGGTGATACCCCAACTACCTTGTCGCCACGACACATTGCCGAAGCCAAATCACTTCTTGGCGATCAAGGCGACAAGTTGACTGCTATTGCAATGCACAGCAAGGTCTATTACGATTTGGTTGAGCGCAAAGCGATTGATTATGTAAGCGCCGCTGATGTGCGTGTTGCTCCTGATACCAGTATGCCTGATGCCTTTGGCGGCAGCATCGCTACTGCTTATAGCGGCGACTTTAATGTTCCAACGTACTGCGGGCTGCGCGTCATCGTTTCTGATGATGTGCAAACCGATGGAAGTGGTGCTACCACTGAGTATGCCACCTATCTATTTACCGCTGGTGCTGTCGCCTCTGGTGAACAGATGGCAATGCAAACCGAAACTGACCGTGACATCCTCGCAAAGAGTGATGCTATGTCGATCGACTTGCACTATTGCTACCATCCGATTGGCGCCAAATGGGACGTGACTACCACCAACCCAACTCGTGCTCAACTGGCGACAGTTGGCAACTGGGCGAAAGTGTACGAACTCAAGAACCTTGGGATCGTACGTGCCACAAACACCTCTAACTTTGATTAAGGTAAACAATCATGCCATCTTCTATTTTTGAGCTGACTTCTGACCTTTCGGTTCAGGAGATTGCACTAAGCAAGCATCCTGTAAAGGCTGCTGCTAACGAAGCAACCACTTTGACTGCAGAAGAGTGCGTTAATGGTGTTGTGACCATGACCCCTACTGCGGGTCGTGCTCTCACTACACCTACTGGCACCCAATTAAAAACCTACATCGGCGCCCCGCTGGAAATCGGAACAACTTTCGAACTGATTGTAGTAAACGTGGCTGCTGCTACTCATGCCATTACTTTAACCGCTGCTGCATCGGGTATTACCCTTGGTGGCGTAGCTAGTATGGGAACAGTTGCTGCTGCTACCAGCGCATCTTATATATTTGTCTGCACTGCAGTAGATACGCCTGCTTTTACGGTTTATCGTAAGAGCAGTTGACGTATAATGGTCCAGTGCCTGCCTGTGTAATCCAACCGGCAGAGATAGGCGACTTAAAATCGCTCCAGTGCAAGTTCGAATCTTGCCACGGGCACTACATTATGGGCTGCTGCTATGGCGGCAGCCCATTTTTTATATAGGAGCCACCTACTAATGCCGATAGCAATTGATGCGACACCAAACGGCGTAAGCGCAAACTCGTATATAACACTGGCAAATGCCCAGTTAATTATTGACGGATTAGTGCAAGATGCAGATATAACCGCATGGGCATCTGCCACAACAGATGCAAAAAATCGTGCACTTTATACTGCAACACAAAGATTAGATCGTGAACGATATTTAGGTGCACGTTCAACGGATACACAAGCATTACAGTGGCCGCGCACTGGTGTACGTAAACCTGATACATATATTAACACTTATGCCGTAGGATTTCCATTTCGTATTACAACGGATTATTTTGATGATGATGAGATTCCACCACAAGTGCAATATGCACAAGTATTACTTGCGGCATATTTAAATAATAATACTGATGGTATTGGCTTAAGTGGGCTAGAAGATTTCAAAAATGTAAAAATTGGTAATCTTGACGTTACCCCTAATTTTGGTGGTGCGGTTGGTGCAGACAAAATCCCGCCAATGGTTGAACGTTATCTGATAGGGCTTAGAATAAGTGGGCCAGGCAATTTTGCAATCAAACGATCATGAGCTACAAAGGACACCAATCCATTAGTGGAATCGATTACACCTTGGGCGCTGAGGTGATTAATGATACTGTCGCGCATACTGGTAGGTTTAACCACATTGATTTTTATGAAAATACGCATATAAATACAATTGTTAGTACTAATATGACCGGAAACAGTTTAAATGGTGAAACATTTCCAGCTGGATCAGAAATCCATGGATTATTTACAAGCATACAATTACAATCTGGCGCTTGTATTGCGTATAAAGTATGAGCCTTGCTAATCCATTACGAAAAGTTGCCAGTAAGTTAATGGCAAAATTTGGCGGTGTTGTTACTATCCGTCGAATTACAATGGGCGCATACAATACTGCGACGGGTACAGCAACTGAAACCACAAATGATACTGTTATCAGTGGTATTTTAGAAGATATCAATATACGTGAAGTAGATGATTTAATTCAAGCTGGCGATAAGCGGTTAACTATTGCGGCAGCAGACCTTACAACAGCACCAACTACGGCAGATAAAGTGTTGATTGCATCAGTAGTACATCAAGTAATACGAATTACGACAATAGAACAAGATAATATACCAATAAGTCATAACTTAATTTTGAGAGTATAATGGCACGAAAAATAAAAATTGGTGATATTGGTAATTATGCGGAACAGCAAATGGAGAAGCTGTTACGTAATGTCGTATTAAGAACAGACGATACAGTAAAAAGGAAAAGTCCGGTTGATCTTGGTAGGTTCCGTCTTGGATGGGCCATTGGAGAGAATGCTGCCCCTTATCAAGGCCCACCCCCAGGTGATTATCGAGGGCGCCCAACACCACCTCTGGCTATTAACTATCGGTTAGGACAAGAGCGTATTGGCAATATCTACAGCGTGCATAACAACTTACCATATGCAGAGAGGTTGGCTATAGCGTCTCCAGGCTTTGGAAAAAAAGAAGAAAAGCGATATAATCCGTTTCGAAAAGTTCTTAATTGGGCGTCACCAGGCGGTGGCAGTAGTATTCAGACTAACGGCCCTGGATGGATACAAGTAGTAGCCAAAGATATGCAATCATTTGTAAAACAGAATGCAGTTAAGATTGGGAGGGAATCATGAGCAGCACTTATAACGATGTTCGTGCTGCCATTGAAGGGCGTATTGCTACTGAAATGGCAATTCCACCAGTTTATCCGGTTAGTTACGCTAATATACCATTTACACCACCAGGTAATGCACCTTGGCTTCAAGTATTAATACGGTTTGGTGATAATGCCTATGCAACGTTACAACCCACAGGTGGCGTAGGGTTTAACCGTCAAAATGGTGTACTAATAGTAAATATCTTTACATCAATTGGTGTTGGAGCAGCGGCAAATTATACGATTGCAGAACGTATAAAAGATAAATTCGACCGTGCAAAATTTTCTAGCATCATATTTGATGCGGCATCAGGCCCATTACAAGTAACACCAGCAACGCCAGAAGCCTATTTTCAAACACAGCTTACTGCAACATTTGAAGCCTATCTGGAGTGATGCTATAATAAAAGCAGCCAAATACCATTCACATTCATGGCCGTTACTGTTTTGTCTGGCACCTCCGGTGCGTTGTACTACAAGCCTGCTGGCACTACTGGTACGTTTGGCGAAGGAAATGTTAGTGTAGCCAATGATGAGATTACAATTCAGCAGTACCTGAATCTAAAAGTAGGCGACCAAGTAAAATTTCGTATTGTAAACAGTCAAACCGGTGCAGCGGGTTCTGGTACGCTACCAGCACCTATTAGTTCAGCCACTACTTATCATGTTTTAAGTTATACCGCTGCTACTGGTGTGCTAACTGTATCAACTAGTGCTGGTGGTTCAGTTTTGGCAATTACTGATGACGGCACTTTGGCAGCACCTAATGAATTTGAGGTGTATTATGCCGATTATTCTGCAGTAGGTCAAGTACAGAATTGGAGTTTTGAAATTAACCGTGCTGAAATTGATGTGACGACCATTGGCCAAACGGCTGGTCAGTATGCACCATTTAGAGCATATATTCCAGGCTTTGCTGATGGCAGCGGCAGTGCATCTGTATATGTAACTAATGAAGATAGTGCATTATCAAATCGTATGGTAGAAGATGTACTACAACGCCAACAGGTTGGCTGTGCATTTAAGTTATATACCGATAAAGGCACTACTGAAGCCTTAAGTCGTAGCATTGCAATGGATGCTGTATTATTAACAGCAACACTAAACATTAATCCCGATGATGCCCAGATGGTCGAAATTACTTTTCGTCCTACTGGTGTTCCTACATTTGACTTCTCCACTACTGCTTAATAACTAATGGCTTCTTCAACAATTTCTGCATTAGCACAACTAAAGAAGGCGGCAAATTTAACACCAATCAAGCGTAGTGTTACGCTAACTGATGGTACGCCGTTTGAATTTTACGCGACGCCATTGACAATGGCAGAACGCGAACGAGCACAAAAAATGCCTAATGGTGATGATACAAATGGCTTTGCGCTAAATTTGTTGGTATCAAAGGCGATGGATGAAGCCGGTCGTCGGTTATTTCAAGCTGGTGAGATAGCGGAATTAAAAAATGAAGTGCGCGATGCTGATTTGCAATCACTAATGCTTGCAGTCATTACTAATCCAGAGGAGCAAGAAGTTGACATGAAAAGCAATAAAGAATGAATTAAAACGGGATAATCTATTGTTACTACAACTTGGTGTTGCAAAGGAATTGGGCTATTCGTTAGTGCAGCTGCAGCAAGAGGTGACGTTAGAAGAATTGCTGATATGGTCAGCATATTTTGAGCTGCAAAATGAAGAGCAAGAGCGTAGAATGAAAAGGAGGCGCTAAGCACCATGTCAGTTGTTGCAAATGTTGCCATCAATATTGATAGCCGTGGTGCTGTTAGCCAACTGAAAGCAGTAGAAAATAGTGCTAATGCGACCAATACTGCGGTAAAAGGATTAAATAAAGCCAATGATGCATTAGCTTCGTCCTCAAAAGCCGCAGAGATAGGATTAAATAATCAAGGTGTAGCGGCAAAAAATTTAATAGGTGCATTGGGTCGTGTTGCAGCGGCTTATATCGGATTAAGAACAGCACAGGAGGCATTTCAAACAGGAATCCAAAGAGAGGAATCAGAACGGCGCATAAGAGCATTAGCTGGTGCTTTTGGCGAAGCAACACAAGCGCAAGATGCTGCTACTCGTGCTGCACAACGATTTGGAATGAGCCAAACAGAAGCTAATAAAGCATTAGCTCAAATTTATGCACGATTACGCCCAATCGGGATGTCATTAGCCGAAGTAGAATTAGCATTTAATGGTTTTAATACAGCAGCTAAACTAAGCGGCGCGTCTGTTACCGAAACTTCAAGTGCTTGGTTACAGCTTAGTCAAGCATTGGGCTCTGGCGTATTGCGCGGAGAAGAGTTAAATAGTGTCTTTGAACAAACACCAACAATTGTGCAAGCAATTGCACGTGAAATGGGTGTACCAATTGGTAAAATTAGAGAATTGGCAGCAGAAGGCAAAATTACGAGTGATATTGTTATTAAAGCATTAAAACGGATTGGCACTGAAGGAGCGGGTCAATTAGAAGATTCATTAAAAGGCCCAGCTCAGGCAGTAAAAAATCTGCAAAACGAATTCGAAAATTTACAAGTTGCGGCGACTAAAGATTTAATGCCAGCACTTACGGTGTCTATTATAGGATTACGAGATCTCCTTATTAGTTTAGGTCCGGTAATTCGTGGTCTTGGTGGGCTAGCAGCACAAACTTTTGGGACATTAGCTGATCTTATTAATGCTATAACTAAGCCAGGTGCAGAAGCAGCAGCAACAGCAATTCGCGGCGGTCGTCTACCGTTAGCTGGATTTGGTGGTATGTCTGGTGCTGAAAAACTGTTTGCGGGTACAAGCGGTGCGGGAGGTGTTGGTTTAACTGGTTTGAAAAAGGAAGCTGAAATATTAGCGAGAATGCGACGGCAGCCTGTCACAGACGTGTTGTTGGAATTAATGCAAAATAGGTTAAAACGTAT